GTATGACCAGAACATATTCTATCCCTGTCCTGGGCCGCAAGGTTTAGGGGAGTATCTTCACTGATTAGGGTTCATTACTCAAATCTTTAAAGATGTCGAGAATTAGTCCTGAAACATATTCCGTACTCGCTTTACGCGGTGTATGGAAATATGAATTAGAACATACGATTGGCAAATACTCAACAGGAGAAACATCTGGATGTGGTTCATCCCAGATAGTCGATAGCGCAATGCTAAGGTCTAAGCCGGTCTGATTTATAGCCCACACTAGTGGGTGTAGCTTTAGATTGTCACTTTGGTAACTTTCTAAGCCAAGCGCCCTTTCATTATAGGGTAGCGAGCTCTTCTTGTAAAGTTCATCTAGTGGCTTTGCAGCCATTAGGTACTTATCAATTAGAGCAGTTTTCTCCATTAGCTTTTGGGACCGCAATTCTAACAACTTTGTGTTGAAAGTTTTACGGTCGATACTCAAAGGTAAGGTTATCCAGTCAAATGGAGCCTCACACCGAGATCTAACCCAAAGCATGAAGGCAAACTGTGCTTGTTCTTTTGAACTCAAGAATGAGTACACACCATAATGATGTGTATCTGGAGATATGAAATCTCTCTCATACATTATATCTATCAATTCCAGCATGTTTTGCATGTTAGATTTTGTTAGTATATTGTGTTTGATTGACGACATCTCTTTTCCTCGTAGAGCTAACCTTTTGGTAAACTCTATCTGGGAATTCTTTGAATCACCGATTACCGATTTTGTCATGTTTATGCTAATCGCAAAAACAGATTCAATCAGGAACTGGTATTCACCAGCAACCTCTTTATTAAATATTACCACATCATCACCAAGTATCCTATAATCTTGAAAGAACTTTGGAGGTTTACCTCTTCTGGCTCTAACTCGAGCATAGGAAAACTGGACGATGTCGTGGTGCCATAGTGAAAAAGATGGGAAGGAAGATAGTAAACCTAAAGGTTGTCCTACCGACCATCTCAACGATTTCCCTGTGGTCTTTACTAAAAAGGTCCGA